CCACACAGCCCACAGATCTACGGCATTTGGCGTGTGCTGTTTGGTGGAGCATTCCTCTATCACAAAGCCAGCAAAGACACTGCAATGATCAATCAGTTAAGCACAGGCACACCCGATGACTGGATTGAGCGTAAACTTTATACCCCACACAGCCGCTTAGGGATTCTTCTTATGTTGGTCATAGACCTTGTTCTTTTTGGCCCTATGGGGTTAGTAGTGTGGGGTATTCAAATGATATGGATTCCGTTTTGGGCAGCTGGAGTTATCAACGGACTTAGCCATTGGTGGGGGTATCGCAATGTTGAAACTAAAGACACCAGTCGAAACTTATGGCCTATAGCTTTCTGGATAGGAGGCGAAGAATTGCATAACGGACATCACGCAGATGGAGCCAATGCTAAGTTTAGTCAACGCTGGTGGGAATTTGACATAGGTTGGATGTATATTTGTATACTGCGATTCTTAAGACTTGCTAAACTTAGAACCACATAATGAAAAAGGGCTCCGAAGAGCCCTTTTTACTTACTACTAAATTTTCCGCTATGCGGGTATATTATTTCTTTGTGCCGCTGTTAACAAATGCGTACATTTTTTCGGCGGTTTCTAATACTTTATCTAGACCTGGATAACTTGGCATTTCAACCTTGCTAACGATTTGACCAGTTTTCTCATCGCGAGTAGCAGTCATTTCCCAGCCTTGAAATTTGGCATGGAAGTCTTCTTGTACTAGGCTTTTTGCCATGCCCAAGATGTCTGTACGGATCTCGTATCCGTTCTTGTTGAATTTAACTTCTGGTAGCTTTGGTGCTGTAAAAATTTCTGACATAATAATCTCCTGTGTGTTAATGTCTGTTGCTAACAACTACTTCTTTTTCGCTGTTAGTTTATTATATATGCCTAGCGGCAAAAAAGCAACTTATTTTCCGAACTTTTTTACTCGTTCCTTGATAAGTCCAACCACTTCGTCGCTGAGCACTACTTCATAGTGGTTGTATTCAACTTCCACTAATTCCATATCCTCGTGATGTTTTTGACTAGCAATAGTCACAACACCATCATTGGGCTCATGCATAAATGCACTTTGCCCTTTTATTGTGACTATGTTAGTCCAAGGATGCTGTATCTTGATGTTCCTAGCCTGTTTCATTACCCACGAACTAGGACCTATATCACGCATCAACCGGCTGAATGGCAAGAAGTATTGAGCATAATCTGCTACTTCAGCACCACCATAGGGTGTGCTTAGAGTAACAGCACCTTTAACGGATTCTGGCATTGAGTTGGCCAAATGCAGGCTGTAGATACCGCCTAGACTATGCGCAACAAACACTAGATCTTTATGTCCGTTTAGTGTTGACTGCATGTCTTTTAGATTGTTTTCAAATCCATTTCGACTGTCGTAATTGATATCGATACCGTTGCCTAATTTGCTACGGATATAGTTAAAACTTTCGCTAGTGGCATTAGCCCCGTGAATGTACACCAAGTTCATGCCAATATTTATCGGAACTTATCTGGCCATCATAATTGCTTTGGCTTCTTCGTGCATACCAGAACGGGCCATTGCTGCCGCTGCTCTAGCTTGCCCGATACTTAGGCTGATTTCATATAGTGCGTTTAATATTTTTTTCATAGATAAGATTCCTTTTGAGAATTGAATTGTCGGATGTAGTTTTCCAACTGTGCGGCATCGGTAATGCCTTTGGTGCTTAGATAAGCGTCTAAGCGGCTTTGATAGCTAGATCCTGGGAACATTTCGGATAGACGTTCTAGGATGGCTAGCATTTTTTCTGATAGGTATTTCATTGTGTTTTCCTGTGTGTTTGTGTAGCTACTCATGGTTTCTACTGAGTATTTAGTCCGGGCTTGTGCAATCGCACATTTTTCAGTACAATGTTATTATTGTTTAAAATGAGTTAAATACAAGATAGGAAATAATTTATGAAACTTCGAACCAGATCAATTCTGCAGGAACTTAATGAAATTGCCGAAGTACGCAATACGGATTCGCTAATCGAAAGCCGTGCCACTAACATCATTAATTCTGCTATTAATCTGTTGGAAAGCATACACAAGCATTATGACGCTGAAAGTGCTGACGAATTAGAGCGCAGACTTATTAATGCCATTAAGGGGCAAGATCCCAGTAAATTTACCCGCGGTGTACGAAGATTAGCAGAATCACGTAAAGCCAAAAGAAAACTAGAAGAATCCAATGACAACGAGTAATCTATTCGAAGGCGGAAATGTATTCAAGGACGCCGACAAACAGCCATTGACACAGCGTATTGCTACCAGCGACGTTGAAGCTACAGTGGCCTATATTGAAAAAATCACAGGTCTAGACTTTACCAAAGAAAAACATGCTGATGATAAGAAGCCTGTTAAATGGTTAGGTACTACAGGACGCAAAGAAGACCCAGATGGAACATTTGAGCGCAACAGTTCCGGAGATCTAGATCTTTCTGTAGATGCCAACGAAGTAGACAAAAAATCCTTTGCCGACAAGTTAATTGCACAGTTTGGTAAAGAAAACGTAAAACTCAGCGGAGACAACGTACATTGGAAAACACCAATCAATGGTGATCCAGCAAATGGCTTTGTACAAGCAGACTTTATGTTCTCGGCTAATCCTGCATTCCAGCAAGGAAGTATGATTGGTGGTCAAGGCGAGTATCGTGGAGAACATCGTCATATTGTATTAAGCTCGATCGCCCGTGCTAGGGGAATGAAGTACAGCCCCAAGCATGGCTTACTAAATGCCACTACTGATGAACTGCTACCCGATGGTAATGATTGGAATAACATTGCCAAGCAGCTACTAGGGCAAACAGCCACAGTTAAAGATATACGCTCAGTTGACACTATCCTAAACTACATTAAAAAATTACCCAACTACGAAGAACTTGTAGCAGGTGCCCGTGAAACATTGGGCAAGCAGGGTGTCGAATTACCAAAGAACGAAGCCTTTGAAAGCTACCAACCGGGAACAATAGGTTGGATGCGCAGAATGATCAACATCACAAAATGAGAGCATTTGAATTCCTAACTGAAACTGACGCAGCACCCGCTCCTAAGAAAGTGGGTCGTGAGTTCAACCACCTAGAAGATCTAGTGTTCACAGAAGCCAATGGTGCAACAAAAGCTATACAGATCCTAAAAGATCTAGCCAGTCCCGAAACCAGTATCACTATCAAGTGGGACGGCAATCCCACAGTCTATTGGGGACGTGAAGAAGATGGCACATTCCGTATGGTGGGCAAAAACAATTGGGGACGTGAAGAAGGCAAAAGCTCTAGCCCAGAAGAACTCAAACAGTTTATCATGAGCCGTGGCAAGGGCGAAGAATGGCGTGCCAAGTTTGCTGGAGATATGGCTGCACTATGGCCCGTATTTGAAAAGGCAACTCCTACAGAATTCCGTGGTTACGTCTATGGTGATATTCTATTCCATCCAGGTAAACCTTATAAAGGCGGTGATGGTCGTATATCGTTCACTCCCAACCAGACAACCTACTCTGTTACAGGCAACAGTGAAGTTGGCCGCCAGTTGGCTAAAGCTAAAATAGCGGTAGCCGCTCATAAAGTATTCAGCTACTTTGGAGATAAGAGTGGTGAGGATTTTAATGACCCTGAACAGTTTAGCAGTAATCCAGAACTTAAAGTTTTTGGCTTGACCAGTGTTAGCCATCGTCCTGCTGTTGGTGCAGAAAATCTTGCAAAAATTGAAGCTCTAGCTAAAAATCAAGCGGCAATTAATAATTTATTAGCACCTGTTGCAGGTATGGGTTATTTGCAAACGGAAATTTATACCTTTGTTAATACCAAATCAAAAGACAAACAATTAGACGATATCAACACTGAAGCCTTTATGGCCTTCGTGCAAAAAACTCCCGCAAAAGCAGCCAAGATTGCAGCTCATAGTGAACAGCATCCTGGCGTTATGGACAAGATGTTTGAACTTGTACGTGAAATAATGGCAGCTAAAGATGAAGTTATCCGTGAGCTTGATTCAGCAAAAGGTGATATCACAGCTACCACAGGCGGCAAGCCAGGCGGGGAAGGCTATGTTGCTGGCGGCAGCAAACTGGTTCCTAGAGACCGTTGGACTCCATTTAGAGCCGACTAAAATCTGCCGTATTGGCGTGATTTTTCCTATCCAATATAAATACTATATAAGAATCAGGACGATTCTTAATATTGCCGGTCCCGGAGCGGGATCATTGATAAGGAGAAAACATCATGGCAGCATATACAAGAAGCAACCCTACAGCAGTAGCATTGGGCACACTACAATCTACTCTACAATTAAAACTATTCAAGTGTGTTTTAAGCAGTGGCGGCGGAGCAACAGCACGTGACGCAACAACTATGTCATATTTGACCGATGAAATCGGTACTACTGGTGCATTGATGCAAGGCAAGGCCAATGGTCTTGAGCTAGCATTTATCGGTGATGGACATGCATTGGATATAGACACTGTAGCTATTCGTTTAGGTCGTATCGTTGGTGCAGGTTCATTGACATCATCTGGTGTTTGGACATTTACAGCAACTGGTACATTAACAGTTACTAACCCAACAACTTTCGTTGGTCTACAGACCTAATTAGTTAATTCTCAGGGATGGGAAGCACTAAAGCACCTTCGGGTGCTTTTTTGTTGGCTGGCCAATCACAAGTGTAAATAGTAGCACATTATGGCACGCTATCAAGTTATCACACTCGTCGACATCACTAGAACTCACGCTTCTAGATATGAAACTGATCGATTGAAATTAGGTCAACAGGCCAACTTCAATGCCCTTCAACAGGCAATTGGTCTGCGTTCTAACTTTTCCTTTCTA